GAAACTATTATTTCTTTAATTATTTTTTTCTCATTAATAATTTTTCTGGGCATGTATACTACATCTTGCCCATAAATTACCAATTGTTCATTAATTAAATCTTGTATTAATCTTTGTTCACTTGGTGAACCCTGTAGAAAGTAAGAATTTAATGGTGTCATTATCCAATCATATCCATTGGGGGAAGTTCATATTCAGTCTTAAGTGCTCTTTCGATTTCTTCTAATTCTCTTATAGCATCTTCATATAATTGTCTTCCGTTCAAGGTAATACCTCCAGGCAATTGAACACCATTAAATTTAATCATGTTTTGCCCCCACTGCCTTTTTATTAGTGCAGTTAAATAACGTTTTAACCAGAAGTCATTATATACTTTTGGAAAATCATTTGGGTTTACTATTCTATAGCAATCTAAGATAATATATTGATTTGCAACTTGCTGCCAATCAATATCTAAGTATAATCTATGTTGTTTTTTATTAAATCTTAATTGGACATCTGGAGTTAAAATTCTACTAATGTCCTCCAAGTGGGTTTTTACCATTCCATAATTTAATAAGTCTAATGCACCATAATAATATAAATCGTTTAAAAATATTTGATATTTAATATTGAATAAACCACTAGAAATTGTGCTTGAATCTACTTTAAATACGTTATTGACTCCAATAATTGTGTCTGGAAGTGCAATAAAATTTGTAGCTTCTTCATATGTAACAGTTGTTACTCCAACAGTAGAAATTCCAGAAGTTGATTGTGTCCCAGATCTTATTATTTCCCTTTCTTCTGATTGTAATTTATGCTTTAAGTATACCCTTTCAATGCCATCAAAATGTCTTTCGTGAAAATATTGCAAGGCATCATCAACTAAATCTCCAATTTGGTCATCATCAACGTTTATCTCTAAAACTGGTTTTCCCAGTTTTCTGAGACAGTATTCGATAAGACCCTGACGAGAATTGGGTGATGCCATTGCAATATATTCCTCTCTTTAGTGATATTTATGCCTGTGCCTCTGACCAACGTAATACAAGATTACCAGTAATGTTGGCACCAGTTGTCAAGTAAACGTTGATTGCTAGAACATCAGGACCATTCGGGAAGGTTCCCCTTCCTCCAATTGGAGTATTATTCAATTCCTTCAATTCAGATAAATCAATAACAGATTTATCTACTGCAGTAGCAACGAATGAGAAAACAGTTTCTCCAGGTGCAGCAGATACTGTGTTGGAAGTAAATGTGTAGGATGTTCCACCAGAACCAGAATTAACTGAGTTAGAAAACTGAATATAGTTTCTAGTAGCATCATATTGGAATATATTAATGACTCTAGTACCACCAGGAACTCCACTACCACTAACAAAGAAACCAATTCTAACGTTTGCTACATCTACTTTATTGAAAACTTGATACTGAGTAAAATAGTTTTGAGTAAGAGAAGTTGAGGCAGTAATTGTCTGTGCTCCACCTTCCCATGTAATAGCAGATGCGTTAGCAATTTGAGCAAATGATGGTTGTCCTCCAGCACCCTGAGAGGTAAGGTTAAACCACTGAACAGCAGATGGATTTGATGGATAGTTTGATGGATTTAAAATTCCTTCAATAATAACTGCCTGTGATGTGGAACCACCTGTTGGAGTAAATTCAAGAGATTTTAGAAGCAATTGTGCTCTATTAATCAATTCTCTTTGTCCTAAATCCCCAGTAAGTGCATTTGATACACTAGGAGCAAGACGAATCATAAATGTTGTTACTTTTGTAGTTGATATAGTTCCACCAACAAATGGGTAGTTAAAAATATAACCACGATCACTATCAAATAAACCATCAGTAAGGAATGCAGAACCCCAGTGACTAATAACTGGTGTTGCAGTATTACTTAAAAGTATCACACCAGTTCCTTCATTGTGTGATGCCCTAACTCCTGCAGTATACGATCTTAGTGAACCAGATGAATAATTCCCAAAAGTTGCAGATCTTGTTACACCAGTAAGAGTATTTCCTGATTTGCCAGTATAATTAATAAGTTCATTATCAATATAAACTGTTCCAGAATTTGGATACAATGAAGCATCTTTTAGTGGAATCGTTGTTTGTGTGCTTGTAATATTTGAATTGAGGATTGTTTTTGCCCCCTCATTTATAACTTCATAACGAACTGGCAAGTTACCAGACCTCATATATGCTTCAGTATTTTTATTATTATTTTTTAATCTATGTACAAATAAGTAGTTGCCATCTGGTCCACGAAGCATCCAGTCAATAAATCCAGCACCATACCAAGTGTATTGGAATCCAATCATTTGCATTTTATTAACTTTAATCTCATATCCACTTTTCCCAGTGCCGTCTGCCTTATCAATATTCCACTGATATTGCGGAATAATTGTGTCTTGAACTAGTGCTGCTCTTGCCCCAGATATTGAAGTTACACCTCTATAGTCTGGTGAAACGGTCATTGCATTATTTGAAGAAATGGAAGTGACTACATGAGTCATTCCTCTAATTACAATTCTATCTCCAACAATTAATTGTTCTGCAAACCTTGTATTTAATCCAGAAATAAAATTAGAATCTGGTGTAGCAGAAAGTGTACCTGCTAACTGGAAAGTAGCAGACCTCATTCCAACAGAAAGATTACTTCCATCATATTGCCAAAAAATACCATTTTGGTCATCAAAAGCACCAGCACGAACAGTTGACCCCTTCCATTTATAAAGTGATAGAGTTGGTGGTCTTCCCAAAGTTGGGTTTATTGTTGAAAGAGTGTTTGTTGCTAATACAGTAAAAGTATTTTCGTTAATAACACTATTAACTGTATAGTGTCCATCATACCCAGGACTTGTGACATTACTGATCTGAATCTCAGCTCCTACTTGGAGACCATGCTCTGTATCATCAGTTGTTGCTGTGATTACACTTCCAATTGAAGTACCAGCAGCAGATACTGCTCTTAAATCATAACTTGGAGCAAACAATGCACCAGTAGTGTACATTACTCCCTTACCTGATTGGTATCTAATATACTTCTTGGATTGACGAACTGCATGAGCACCATGTGCAGGTCCACCAACACCTAACTGAACACCACCATCAAATGGTCTATGAACATAAAAACAATCTGGTCTTGGGTATACAGTTCCAGCAAGACCTGCAGAAACTACGTTTCCTATAGTTCTAGCATTAAATCTAATTTTATTTAACTCAGGAACACTATCAATAACAAAAGGTCCAGATGCTAAACTATGACCAACTCCAGCAGAAGTTATGGTCGAAGTAATTGTATCCCCAGGAACAAGACCATGATTATTTGCAAAAGTAATTTCAAATCTTGCCAAAGATGAATGTGAAATTGAAGTTGTATCTGCAATTGCTGCAGTTGTTAACTCTGATAGAGAAACAGATGGGAAGAAATTAATAACTGTTCCAGTACTTGGAGTACCAGATGAAGCCACTGCAAGTATTCTTCCTCTAGTTGAGGCATCTGGTATGGTTCTACTTACAGTAAGAGTTAAATCATTTGCTGGAGTTTCTCCCCCAAGTGCAGTTCCAAGAACTTTAAGTTGATATCCAGTATAATATCCAGAACCAGGAGAATTAATAGTTGCAACATAACCACTAACAGATTTGGTAATATTAAATAATGCCCCAGTTCCACTAAATGTTCCTGTTAAATTAGTATAAGTGGCATTTCCAGAAAATGCTGTTCCAGAAACTGAAAACGCAGTGATTCTTCCATTTCCATCAACAGAAGTTACTGTGATTGTTAAATCATTTGTTCCAGAACTTCCACCTAAAACTGTTCCATTAACTGTAATTGTGTCACTAGGTGCATATCCCAATCCAGTAGTAACCTGACCAGATTTAAATGATACAGTATATGCAGCACTACCAGACCTAAATACGTCAAAAATTGCCCCAGTTCCAGACCCATTTGTTACTCCAGTTATATCTGGATATGTTCTGAAACTTGGAACTGCAATTCCATAAGCACTATCTGCAAAGACTGTTTGATTTGTAACTCCATTATAAAGTAATAGTAATCTTGTATACTCATCTAAGTAGAATGGAGAACCAAGTGGATCAATTTCAACGGTAGGGACAGTAAATGATGCTCCAGTATATCTTGATATACCAATGGATAATCTAGTAGTATCTACATATCCATAAAAACCAAGAAGTCCATTAAAACTATTTCCTACTTTTACTTGGGACTGTACATATGAATTGGTATCTGTATATGTATTTCCTTCTTGAACACCATTTAAATAAAGTCTAGTTGATGTTCCACTTCTTGATACTGCAACGTGAACCCAAGTATTTGCTGGGATTTGAGTAGTTCCAAGAATTCTCTCGACACCATTTACATAATATGAAAGAAAATCTCCAGAGGTTATTCTTAGCATCGGAGCAACCATCGGTTCCGATGTTCTCATATCGATTAAAACTTCCTCCGTAGTTACTCTATTTCTATAAATCCATGTTTCAAGGGTAAAGTCGGAAGTCGAAATATCAAAATCTATGTTTGAATCTGCCATCACAGCATCTGCACTAGAATTGGCAGTTGGGTTTACTAACAGTGAAGAAACACCAAACACTTTCTGGGATTGGTTAATTGATGCATCACCCAAAGTAGTAATAGACTTTGCTGTTGTAAATGTAGTAATTCCCGAGTTTCCAGGGTCAATACCTCTAATTCGAATAATTAAATCGTTATCTGATGTTCCTCCTAAAGAAGAACCTGGGATAACCAGTCTTTGTCCATCTGTATAGTTAAATCCACTTGCAGTCATATCAACCAAGTATCTTCCTTGAGACCTATTGACTGTAAATACTGCAGATGTTCCAGTATCAAAATTAATTGGGGAAGCTGATACAATTCCAACTAGGTTTGAACCACCAACTCCATTAATAAGATATGGAGTTGAAAGAGTAAGTTGATTTCCATCTATGTTTGTAACAAATGTAGAATTTCCTGTCCCATCATTTAATGCGGAACCAATTTGAATTCCATTAATATCTGCAACTGTTAATGTATTTGATGGTGCAGTTACGTCTTGTGATAAAGAAGTAGTTGCTGAAGTACTTGATATCCCTGTTATCTGAGTTCCAGACGGTATTCCCGCAGCAGTTAATGGAGAACCAACAGGAGCATTATTTGTTCCAGTATATGCTAATCTATTTGACCCAGCACGAGTTATAAATTTTGAAGTAAATGAACCAACAACACCATTAGTAAGCAAACTATAAGTTGGAGAACCAATTGATGCTCCTGTGTAGAATCCTCCCCTTCTCAGTTGTGTATATGTTGCATATAAACTTTCTGTGGGATTGCTTGTTCCAACTTTTCCTTTTGCAAAATATGTAAAAGTGGTTGAGTTTAGAACAGTTTCTACTAAGAAAGACCCTTCTGCTCTAGAAGAACCAGAAACTGTTTCCAATAATCCAAAAATTCTAAATGGTTGACCAACTGCAAATCCGTGCGGCTCATTTGTCTGTACAGTAATTAATGATGCACCAACTCCACTAGTACCAGTGCTTGCATCTGTCTGAACTTCTAAAACTGAAACATCGGACCCTGGTACTTCATAAGTACTTGGATAACCCCTAAGATGATCAATTGTTTGCCATTTAGTTGGCTGAATGCCGTATTCAAAGTCTGCGTCAATCATAGATTGAGGGGTTGCTACCCTCATTCTTTCTACAGCATCAGTACCAAAGTTATATGGTCTAAATGTTACTTCTTCACTTTCAACAAAAATCGATAAAGAATCTGTTGATAGTTGATCAGTTGTATCAAATTGCAAGTGTATTGTAGTTACACCATTTGATATTGAATCTGCATATGGGAATTCTGCACTACTTCCTGGAGTAAATTCTACAATAATTTGATTTGTTGGGTCTGCAAAGTTATAAAGAATTTTATTTTGAGTTACATTTGTAATCATCAAAAATGCATTCTTTAAAACTTTATCTAAAATTTTTATATTTCCACTTCCAGAAGGTCCAGGAGTAAAAACATAATCTCTAATTTGTCTTTTAGCCATTTAAGATTATCTCCTTATAGTGCAAATTAAGAAAGTGCGATTGCCATTACAATTGCTCTTGTATCAACATATTTTTTGTTA